TACTACACATAGATATTCTTTATATGTGTTTTTTCCTAAATATATTTAATTTTACACAAAAGTAATTACACAGAAGTCTGGGGTAATACTAACCCAGACTTCTTTTACTTCTACGGCCAACGCTACTCCCCCTTTGTTGTAATCCGCCCTCTTCGGACGGATATACAAGTCGCGGGAGAGACTGCTCCGTCAAAACGGAGCGGCCGGGGTTCTATATACGAGATATATTTATTGCTAAATATTCAAGGACAAAAGAAAACTTTTGAAGGTGAATAATATAAAAAAGATTTATTCTTTATATTATTTTTTAGTTATCTGTATAAAAATATTTGACGTTATGTTGAACGAGAAAACCGGACTGGCCGGTAACGTTTCCTCCATCGGCAACACATACTAAATATATTGGGTTCTTAATAGCATCTTGTTCCAAGCTTGTGTTAACTTCGTATTCTACGGGGAAGTTGACCTTTTTGAATATGTCAACATTCTTTACTCCTACTGCGGACACAGAGCCAATAGATTCCATAGGAAAGTTAATTGTTCGTTTAGCAATAATGCGGAATTTGCTAAAGTTAGCATTCTCCATTTGTCTTAATGATTGTGTAGTATAGCAGGGATATTCTTGGGCGTCACTGATCCACGGATCGGGTTGTAAGAAATTATGAATTCCTATCGCCGCTGAAGTTGAACCTACTGCTGTTAAATCTATATTATTAACTGGTTGGCGAACCATATACACGGTTACTCGCCCCCCGTTCATTCTTTGAACGTCACTTGTGATTCTTAATCTTAATTGAAAGGATTTTAAATTGATTGATTTACCTTGACGTCCTCCCACGCCATTTACATTATCATACACTGAATGTAATGTAGGTGGTGTGATGTTAGCCACATAATGACCGCTTGTACCAGCGGCACTATTGAACGATCCTACCTGGGCGCGACCAAAGTGTTGTGTGTCATACCTTTCGGGGTATCCTACTCTTTTGGTAAGAGCAGTGACTTGCTTCTGCAATTTCATTACAGCCGAGCTGTTATTACTCTTCTTCGTTTTCTTGTTGAAACGAGGCATCTTCTATATCTTCTTCTGAGATTATATTTCCCCACTTATCCGGAAAAACTGAATCAGTTGTTCCATCTTCCCTAAATTCTTTAATCTCTGTTATTCTTCTTAATAATTGTTTCACATCTTCTCCACAAAATTGAAACATTTGTTGTGGCGATTTTGGGCTTGTAAAGCATATTTCTTTTGCTAATAATTGTCGGCTACCCCCTTTACATTCTACCTTATAACCGTACCGGTCAGTCATACGAAGTAAAGATTTAAAAGGGAAATCGTTTTCTCTTATATCGTCTACAATGACGTGCGTATGCCCGTCGTATCCTTCCCACCATTTGTTGTTTTCCATAGTTTCGTAAACGTCCTCTTCTTCCCACATATCTCTGGCTGTTTGTGATTTCCCTGTGCCTGTTGGCCCCCAATACCATAGGATTTTGGTATGCCATTTTCTTGGTTTTTCTAAATACTTAAAATATATTTCTGCCATTCTTACAGACTGGACTGACCTTGCGATCGGTACAACAGAGCGCATATTAGCACCTTCGGCTACTAAGTCTCTTACCGTCTCAATATCTGTTCGCTTTCCTTGTTTCTTAGGAGTTCCTTCCTCTAATATTAATTTTTGCTTTGCCAGATACTGCTTGTTCTGCTCCGCATTTCCAAGCGCTACCTGAATATTAGCCCGGGGAAACTTCTTTTTGATGCTACTAAATGTCTTTGCATCTTTATGCTCTATATATAGGTGAAAATGGGGAGTTCCACATTCCTCACCAACTTCTTCCGCGAGCAACTTATAAGTAGACTTATACGCTGTCGCTAACGCCAATTCAGCATCACTATAATTATTACAAGTAAGAAACCAGTTGCGAGCCCTATCATTCATTGATGATATATATACTACACATAGATATTCTTTATATGTGTTTTTTCCTAAATATATTTAATTTTACACAAAAGTAATTACACAGAAGTCTGGGGTAATACTA